CTCGACCGGATGGCGGCCTGGCAGCACGGCCAGAAGGCGGCGCCGGTGACCGTCGAGTGGGATCTCACGAACAGGTGCGTACTTGGGTGTCAAGCGTGTTTCCCCCCGGGAACACTCGTCGAGACTGAGGCGAGTGGCCGCATTCCGATCGAAGACGTTCGCCGCGGTGACCGAGTGTTGGCGTATGACGAGAAACTGAAATCGCTCGCATGGGCCTTAGTCATTGGGACGCACGAGAAACCATACGTCGGAGCCCTACACGAAATTGAGTCCGGAGGGCTGCGTGTCGCTGCGACAAGTGAACATCCGTTCTTCACTCGTCGAGGGTGGATCACCGCAGCCGAGTTAAAATTAGAAGACGAGATCCTCCGTGAAAGCAATGTGCGCCTGTGGGTGCGGCCAAGAAGTGAAGACGCGCGGCGCGAAGCTGTGTCGCGGCCACTTCACCGCGGAACTCAGGCAGTTGTGGAGCGAGATCAGGCGACGCAACAACCCGATGAAGAATCCAGAGATTGCAGCGAAGAGCGCCGCAGCGAAACGCGGAAGGAAAAACCAGGCGCTGTCGGAAACACGGCGACGCATGTTCGCGGACGGCACGTTGACATCTCCCGTGATGACCGAAGACTTCAAGCGTCGCGCGTCCGATCGAATGAAGCGTCAGAATCCGATGCACGATCCAGCGACGAGGGCGAAGGTGTCAGCGACGCGCCTGGAGCTTATTCAGAACTATGCCGAACCGACAATCGCTCACTATCAGAAGCACGGATCGGCGTGCCTGGTCGTCATGCTTCCGTCGAGGTCAGCAAAGAGGACGCCGGCTCTTGCTTCAGCGATGCGGACGGAAGTCCAGAAGTTCGTCCGCTCGTCGAAGAGCGCCATCTGGTATTTCGACGCATTGAGTCAATCCGTTCACGTTCTGCCCTCTCTCTCGTCTATAACCTCGAAACCAGCCTAGGGACATACGTCGCTGAAGGCGTCGTCGTCCACAACTGTCACTTCGCCCATACCCATACGCGCGGGCCCTGGGTCATGCGCGATCGCCGTCTCCCGATGGCGTTCGAGGACGTCGGCGACTACGCGGATACGACGCTCGTCCGTCGCGCGCTCGAGCAGATGGCCGCGGCCGGCGTCAGGGGCGTCGTGTGGACCGGCGGCGGCGAGCCGACCACACATAGCCAGTGGCCGGAGATCGTGCAATACGCGGCGAGTCTGGGACTCGAGCAAGGCATGTACACGCTCGGCGGTCTCTTGCGTCCGGAGTCGGCGCGCACACTCGCCGAGGCGGCGACCTGGGTCGTCGTGTCACTCGACTGTGCCGATCCGGTCACCTATCACCACGAGAAAGGCGTCCCGACGGATCGCTTCTGGCGAGCGGTCGACGGGATCCGGTGGCTCGCCGAGCCGAAGCTGACGACGGTCGGCGTGTCGTTCCTGCTGCACGCGGGCAACTGGCGCAAGGCCGAGACGATGGTCTATCTGGCGCGGCAGCTTGGCGCGACGTATACGACGCTCCGGCCGACGATCGAGACCTCCCCCGACGCGCCGGCGACGTGCACCGGCGACCGGTCATGGATCGCCGAGGCCTTCGAGACGCTCGTCGCGATCGCCAAAGAACCAGACGTCGAGTGCGACGTCGAGCGGTTCATGGAGTATCTGGACTGGAACGGCCGGACGTATTCGACCTGCTACGGGGTGCGATTCAACGCGACGATCACACCGGACGGGCGCGTGTGGCTCTGTCCGCAACGTCGAGGCATTCCGGATTCGTTGCTCGGCGATCTCCGGACGGAGTCGTTCGCCGACATCTGGGCGCGGCATCCCGGGCAGCGGACCGACCTGTCGGACTGTCGCGTGATGTGTCGACTGCACCTGATGAATCAGCAGTTGTCGCAGGTCTACGCGCCGCGCGCACACGAGGCCTTCGTATGAGGGCGATCATCGTGTCGGTCAACTATGCCGACTTCCTGGCGGTGACGCTGCCGGCGTGGAAGGCGATCCTGCCTCCGGGGACGCTGTCGGTCGCCACGGCGCCTGGCGATCCCTCGATCGAGCTCGCGGTCGCGCACGGGGTGACGCCCATCGTCACCGACGCGTGGACGCGGCTCGACGAGACGTGTCACGTCGGCGGGACTCCGACCTTCAACGCGGCGTACGGGATGGATGTCTGTCTCGGGTTGGTGGATGAACTGATCGACCCGCCCGAATACGGGGAAGTCGTCGTGAACATCAATGTCGACTGCTACCCGGTCGGCGCGTGGCCGCAGGACAAGCACATTCTCCCGACGATCCTGTACGGGGCGTGGCGGTATCACTGCCTGACGGCGAAGGACTTCACCACATTCCAGGCGGACGGCTCGCTCGATCGGTTTCCGCGGATGAAGAACTCGGGCGGGCGGCCGGTCGGCTACTTCAACGCCTGGCGCTGGGTGAAAGGTCGCCGGTTCGGCTCCTATCCGACCGCCGGCAAGTACGACACGAACTTCATCGAGCTCTACTACCGCAAGCGGTGGGACTACTTCGAGGGGCTGTCGCTGCTGCATCTCGGTCCGCAGGCTGGATGGGAGAACTGGCGCGGCCGCTCGGTGCCAGCGTGGGGGGCCGCGTGAAGGCGTCAGCGTATCCACACGTCCTCGGCGAGCTCGAGACGCTGCAGGCGATCTGTGCGGGTCAGTCGATTGCGCGCTACGGCGACGGCGAGTTCGCGATGGCGGCCGGCTATGCGATGAAGACGCAGACGCACGATCCGGCGCTGAGTACGCGTCTGCGGCAGATCCTCTTCGACTCTGGCGACTGCCTCGTCGGCGTGCCGAACATTCACCCGAGCATCGAGACGCCGAAGCGGACCGGATGGAACAAGCATCTCGAGCGCGGCTGCCGACTCCTGCGGCCGGGGCGTGCGTACGTGAGCTCGTTCATCACGCGGCCGGACTCGGCGCCGTGGATCAACACGCCGGACTATTGGGCGCTGCTCGAGACGCTCTGGGTCGGGCGGGACATCGTCCTCGTCCGCGGCAGTGAGAAGTCGCTCCGGCCGACGGACCTCGTCGGCGCGACACGTATCCGAGAGGTGATCGGGCCTGAACAGCACGCGTGGACGGAGTACCCGCGGCTGATGGACGAGATCGGCGTCCCGACGGCGCGCGTCCTGATCTGCCTCGGCGCGACGGCGACCGTGATCGCGCATGATCTCTGCGCACAGGGCGTGCACGCGGTCGATCTCGGGCACATCGGCGGGTTCCTGCGCAAGCATCGTCGAGGCGAGCCGATGTGGCTCCCGAAGGACATTCGGCAGCCGGACGGCTTTACGAAGGTGGCGACGGCATGACGGCCGAGGCCTTCGCCGTGCGCGCACACGCGATTCCCTACATCCGGAAGGGCGTCTGGTATTCGGAGCTCTATCTCTTCCTCTCCTGCTGCATCGATCACGGCGTGACGCTGATCGTCGAGTCGGGCGTCAAGTTCGGGATGTCGACGCGACTGCTCGCCGCGACGTTCGAAGGGCCCGTGATCTCGATCGACCGGGACTTCGAGATCGACGCGCCGCCGGGCGTGCACTTCATCGCCGGCGACGTGCAAGAGATCCTGCCGCGAGTGCTCGCCGAAGCCCGGCGTCAGACGATCGGGTTGCTGATCGACGGACCGAAGGACGCGATCGCGATCGCGCTGAAGGACGCGGCCTTCATGTATCCGCACGTCGCCGTCGTCGGCGTGCACGATCTCGACGCCTCGTGTGGCGCGGACTTTCATAGCCACGCCGAAGGGTTCCGGGCGACCTATGGGCGGGCGCTCGACCGCCCGGTGATCGAGCCGTACGCGAGCAAGTATCCGGATGGGCCAGGCCTCGGCGTCTGGGTGCGGAGGGCGGCATGAGGGAGCTCACGCTGATCCTCCCCTACTACCGCAATGCCGGGATGTTGCTCGAGCACTTTCGGACCTGGCGCGCGTATCCGTGCGATCTCAAATCGCGGTTCCACGCGATCGTCGTCGACGACGGATCGCCGGAGCACGTCGCGAAGAAGTGCATCGAGCCGACCGGGATCGCCTCGTTCCGCCTGTATCGGATCGAGGTCGACGTCCGGTGGAACTGGCTCGCCTGTCGGAACCTCGGGGTCGACCAGGCGCGCACGTCATGGGTCCTGCTGACCGACATTGATCACCTGCTGCCGGAAGGGACGCTGCGACGGCTGCTCTACGGCGAGCTCGACCCGGCGACGGTCTATCGGTTCTCGCGCGTCGACGCGCCATACGCGACGCCGTACAAACCACATCCGAATTCGTGGCTGCTGACACGCGGCATGTTCGACGCGATCGGCGGCTATGACGAGCGGTTCTCGGGCTACTACGGGACCGACGGCGAATTCCGCGATCGCGTGCAGGCGACGGCGCGCGTCGAGATGCTGCCGGAGCCGCTGATCCGTGTGCCGCGCGACGTCATCGCGGACGCATCGACGACGACCTACGGCCGGAAGGAAAAAGGCGACAAGGTCAACGTTGCGAAGATCCGCGCCGAGCGCGGGGCGCTGAAGGAGTGGCGGCCGCTCCGCCTGACGTTCCCGTGGTCGCATCAAGTGACGGTCCTCCCGCCGGTCGAGGTGCCGCAGGCGTGTTGACGGTCGTCTGCTGGAAATGGGCGCCGCGGCCTGGCTACCGATCGACGTTCGGGCCGGAGACGGTGAACGTCCTGCGCGCGATGGTGCGTCGCCACTATCCGCACCCGCACCGGTTCGTGTGTGTCACGGACGACGCCGTCGGCATCGATCCCGACATCGAGATCCTGCCAGCGTGGAACGACTTCGCGACGGTGCCCAGTCCGCACGGCGGGAAGAACCCGAGCTGTTACCGGCGCCTCCGTCTATTTCATCCGGACGCGGCGCAGTGGTTCGGCGATCGGGTCGTGTCGCTCGACCTCGACCTCGTGATCTGCCGAGACCTGTCCACGCTCTGGAATCGGACGGAAGACGTCGTCTTCTGGGGCGACACGAATCCGCAGCCGGGCAGCCACTACAACGGCTCGATGATGCTGCTCACGACCGGCAGCCGTCCGCAGGTGTGGACCGACTTCGATCCGGCGTCGTCTCCGCGGCGGTCGCTCCTGGCGAAGTGTTGGGGATCGGATCAGGGCTGGATCTCCTATCGCCTCGGGAGGGGCGAGGCGAAGTGGACGCGCGAAGACGGCGTCTATAGCTTCCGCAACTGGATCCAGAAACGGCGGAACGTGCTGCCGTCGAATGCGCGCGTCGTTGTGTTTCACGGCGCGATCGATCCGTGGTCGTCGCAGGCGCAGGCGCTGCCGTGGGTGCGGGCACATTGGAGGCGGGATGCCTACCTGGAACACGCCGTATAACCCGAAGGCGTCGGGATCCGGGCGTCGCGATCGTCCGGTGCTCGTGCAGTTTGTCACCGACGCGACGGAGGACTCCGGATTCCCGACGGAAGCCTGGGAGACGTTGATCGACATCTACTGGTGCTCGAAGCAAGACATCAGCGGGTACATCAAAGTAGAAGCCGGGCAAGCGTCGGCGCCGTTCCAGACACGCTTCGAGGGGCACTACCGGACGGACATGGATCCGGAGCGGATCAACATCGTGAAGGAACGGCGCTTCGTCTTCGCCGGCCGGACCTACGACATCATCGCCGCGTCGCTGATCGGCATGCATCACGGCGTGGAATATCTGACGATCGGGAGAATGGGGTGATCACGGTCGAGCGCTGTGACAAGCCAACGATGAAGAAGATCGCGGAGGCCCTCGAGAAGGCGGCCCTCGGGAAAACGGTCTCGTTCGTGTTCGAGGAAGGGATGCACCGGATCGAGGACCAGGGGCAGGTCTACGAGCAACCGAACGGAACGGCGACGTTCCGACTGTTCATCAATGGCGGCGCGAAGGATTCAGGGGACGAGGTCAAGGCGGATGGTCACAGTTCGGTTTGAGGGCGGCGCGGAGCTCGCCGCGGCACTGCGGAAACTGTCGACACGCATCTCCCGCCGGATCGCGCATGAGTGTCTCGTCGAGGCCGCGGAGCCGATGCGGCGTCGGATGTCGTCGCTCGCGCCGCACGAACCCGGGAAGCCGGACCTGCGCGACACCATCGTGATCAGCCGCGCGCGTGGCGAGGACGCCCAGGAATCGGCGGTCGCGGTTGGGCCGAGCAAGTTTGGCTTTTACGGGTCGTTCCTGGAGTTCGGCACGAAGCACATGGCGGCGCAGCCGTTCGCGCGGCCGGCGTTCGACCAGACGCACGAGCAGTCGCTGCAGATCCTAGGGGCGGCCTGTTGGCGTGAACTCGCGGCCAGGGGCGTCTCGAGGAGCATCAGCCGGGAAGGGCCCGTCGAGGAGCTCGGCATGGAGTGGGAGTCTGAGGGCACGAAGATCCCGAGGGGCGGGCGATGAGTCCGGAGGAAGCCGTGCGCGAACGGATCCTCGAGATCACGGCGGTGACGGATGTCGTCGACGATCGGGTCTATCAGTTGAAGCTGCCGGACCTCGCGCCACTGCCGGCCGTGCGTGTGCAGATGGTGAGCGGCGAGCAGTCGCTGCTCCACCTACGCGGAGGGATCGGGATCTATCGGTCGCGGATTCAGGTCGACACCTACGCGGCCGAGGCCGACGGCGGCGATCCGTATCGGATCGCGATGTCGATCGGGGAAAGCATTCACGGGGACGACGCGGGCGGCGGGCTCGCAGGATTCACAGGGGACATCGGCGATGTACGGGTGCTCGCCATCCGTCGGGCGGATCGTCGAACCGAGTACGACTCGGAAGAACGCAAAGAGGTTCGGTGTAGGCAGGACTTCTTCGTCGATTGGAAGCGGATCGCCTGACGGCACACATCAGAGGAGCGAGCAGCAATGGCAAATCGGACCGATCAATTCTACGCAGCCGAAGCCGCGATCCACGGCTACGGCGCGCAGCTCATGGTGGGCGACGGTGCAACACCGACCGAAGGGTTCGAAGCCGTCGCCACACTCGTCACGATCACGCCGGGCGAGATGTCGACGGAGGACATCGACCGGACGCACCTCAGAAGCCCTGACGCGCACAAGGAACATATGCCGGGGATGCGCGACTCTGGCGCCTTCGAGGTCGAGGGGATCTGGCTGCCGCTCGAGGAGAGCCAGAACAACGACGGCGGCGGATCCGGGTCGTTCGCGACTGGTGGCCTGATCTCGATGTGGCGCGATCGCCAGATCCGCAACTTCAAGATCGTCCTCTTCGCCGACGGCTCGCCGTCGATCGAGTGGCCGTTCCGCGGGTATGTCTCCCAGTTCCAACCAGGGGAGATCACGACCGAGGACAAGATCAACTTCACGGCCGGATTCCAGCCGACGGAAGCGTACGACGAAGCATTGCCGTAGTTCGCCCACTACGGCAATCGTGGGCGGCGCGTCGTCGGTCCTCAGGCTGGCGGCGCGTCGTCCGCCTTTTCATGGGGCGACTGAAAAGGACGGACTGACGTGGCAACGACGAACGAAGCGAATCCGCATCGCGGCGAGGTCGACTTCCCGGTACGCAACGCCGGAGGCGACATCGAGCGCAATTACATCTTGAAGCTCAGTCTCAACGCCGGCGCGGCGCTGCAGAAGAAGTTCAAGGGGAAGCCGATGGGCGAGATCGTGGCTGGGCTCGACAAGATGGACTTCGACACGATCAAGGAGCTCGCCTTCATGCTCCTGCAGAAACATCACGCCGACGAGGTGACGACGCCGGACAAGGCCGGGGACGTCGTCGACGACGGCGGCGGGATCGTGAAGTTCGCCGAGGCGTTCAAGGCGCTGCTCGGTGTGAAGGATGCGAGCGAGGGTAATGGAAACCCTCAGACGGCTCAGACGTCGACTTCGGGCAGCTCTACGTCAACGCCCGGCGCGCCGGCCTGAGCGGGGGCGATGCCTTCTGGGACTTGTCGGCGATCGAAGTCACGCACGAGATCGAGGCGGCGCGGCTGCGACGGATCGACCAGATGAACGCGTCGATCTTTCACGCGTGGCAGATCGAGAACATCAAGGCCCTGACGAAGAAGACGGAACGCAAGGTCGGGAAGAAAACGCAGATCAAGATCACGCTACCGAAGCTGGAGAAGCTGTTGATCCCTGATCAGGAAAAGAAGCATCAGACCGTCGGCGAGATGCGCGGGGCACTGGCGGTGCTCTCGGCGCGTACCGGGTTCCCGCTGAAGAAGGCGCCGCCGCGTGGCGACTAACATCACCGTAGGCGTCCTGCGGGCGCTGCTGACGCTCGATACCGCGCAGTTCCAGAGCGGGATGCGGGAGTCTGCCGGGTCGGCGAAGAAGTTCGAAGGCCAGCTCCGCAGCATCGGCGGGAACATGACGCAGATCGGCGGCACGCTGACGGCCGCCGTCACCTTGCCGATCGTCGCGGCGTTTGGTGGTGCGACGAAGGCCGCGATCGACTTCGAGTCGAGTTTCGCCGGCGTCCGCAAAACCGTCGACGCGTCCGAGGCCGAATTCGCGGCCATGTCCGAGCAGTTCCGCGGCCTGTCGAAGGAGATCCCGGTCAGCGTCCACGAGTTGAATCGACTCGGCGAGGCGGCCGGGGCGCTCGGCATTCCGAAGGAAGACGTGATCGAGTTCGCGGAAGTGATGGCGAAGCTCGGCGTCACCACGAACGTCACCTCCGACCAGGCCGCCGAGAGCATCGCCAAGATCCAGAACATCTTTGGCGCGTCCGGGAAGTTTACCGAGGAGTTCGCGTCGACGCTCGTCGACCTCGGGAACAAAGGGGCGTCGACCGAAGCCGAGATCCTCGCGCTCGCGACACGGATCGCGTCAGCCGGCAATACCGTCGGGATGACGCAGGCGCAGGTCCTCGGGTTCTCGTCGGCGATCGCCAATGTCGGCATGGAGGCAGAGGCGGGCGGCTCGGCGTTCTCGCGTGTCGTGCTCAGCATCTCGCAGGCCATCACCGCAGGCGGCGCAGAGCTCGCGCGGTTCGCGCAAGTCGCCGGAATGTCGACGCAGCAGTTCGCGACGCTCTTCCAGACGGACGCAGCCGGCGCGGTGACGGCGTTCATCGGCGGACTCGGTCGAATCAAACAGAGTGGGGGCGACCTCAACGCGACACTCAACGCGCTCGGCTTCACGGAGATCCGGCAGTCCGATCTGCTCCGTCGACTCGCCGGGGCGAGCGATATGGTCGGCCTATCGCTGCAGACGGCGAACACGGCGTGGCAGCAGAACACGGCACTGTCGGCCGAGGCCGAGAAGCGGTTCGTCACGTTTCAATCGCAGCTGACGATCTTCTGGAATCGCCTCACGGACATCGGGATCACGCTCGGCACGGCGCTGCTGCCGGTCCTCACGGCCTTTCTGAA